CTTTCGCCGAAGGCGGTGCGGGACGCGGTGGCGGCCACCCGGGAGGAGAGGAACTGGTGCTGGAGATGCAACAGCGGCGGCGGCAGCGTATTCGCTGGATCTGAGATCTACAGCGTTTTGAGATCTTCCGGCATCCACACGGTGGCCGAGGTGCAGAGCCTCGCTGCCAGCGCGGCCAGCTACATGTGCCTTGCCTGTGACGAGGTGCAGATCTCCCCGGTGGCCCAGATGATGATCCATCTGCCGTCCACCCGCACAAGCGGAGACCGTGGAGATCATCTGCGGAGCGTGCAGATGCTGGACAGCACCCGGGAGGCCATCCTCAACGCCTACGAGTTGAAAGCGGGCGGCAAGGCCGACCGGGCGGAGTTCCGGCGGATGATGAACGCCGAGACGTGGCTAACGGCTCAAGAGGCCGTGGACTGCGGTCTGGCTGACGGCATCATCGGCGAGACGGCCAGTATTGCCCCGCAGAACGTGATGAACGCCATCGGCAGCGGCATCCGGGCACTGGGATGCGCCGGGATGCCGGACATTACAGAGCTGCGGGCCAGATACATGGCAGAGCAGCACCCCACGCCGGAGACGGACCCGGCACCCACAGCATCAACGGGCGGTGAGCCCGATGCAGATACCGGAGACTGGCAGGCACAGGCCCGCCTGGATCTGGAAAAATCAGATTTTAAACGGAAGGTAGCAAAACATGAACAATCTCAGACGCGATCTGGTGGATCTGACCACCCAGCGCACCGCCCGTCTGGAAGCCGCGCAGGCGGCTCTGGATGCGGGCAACCAGGCGGACTACGATTCCGCCATGGCGGATGTCCGTGATTTTAACGGCCGCATCCAGAACATTCAGGACCTCATCACCGAGCAGGACCGCCAGATCATGGCCGCTCCCGCTCCCGCCGGCGCAGAGGCCCGCGACATGGCCGAGGAGCGCGGCCATGCCCTTATGACCGGCAAGGCCGTGACCTTCACCGCCGACGAGACCCGCCGGGCCGTGATGAACTCCGTCACTTTGGCCACCGGTACTCTGGTGGAGCCCACCGGTGCCGGCAGCAACATCCGGGACCCTCTGGGCAACGTGGTCTCCTCCATCGTGGATCAGGTGTACGTCCAGAACCTGACCGGCATGGGCAGCTTCCTGGAGCCCTATGTGATCTCCGAGATCGACGCAAAGGGCGGCAAGGTTACCACCAACGCCGGCAAGGCCCGCACCACCAGCGCCGACCCCACCTTCGGCGTGGCGAAGATCAGCCCTATGAGCTGAACGTGACCCAGTTCGTTGACCGCAATATCTCCCGGCTGAGTCCCGCCGACTACTACACCAAGATCTACAACATGGCCATGCGGGCCATGCGGCGCAAGCTGGCGGCTTTGATCGTCAACGGCGACGGCCAGGCTTCCCCCGATATGTTCGGCATCAAGAACGCCAAGAACGTGGCGGGCGCCGGGATCGCGGCCAGCGTGGACGTGTCCAGCATCGACGAGAACCTGCTGGATGACCTGTTCTTCCAGTACGGCAGCGATGAGGCCATCGGCCAGAACGCCCGCCTGCTGCTGAACAAAACGGACCTGAAGGCCATCGGCAAGCTGCGCAACAGCGACAAGCAGCGGGTGTTCAAGATCAACCCCGCCACGGGCAACCCCAACATCGGCACCATCGAGGACGGCGGCAACATCGTGCCCTATACCATCGTCAGCGATCTGACCGCCCTGTCTGCCTCCACCGCTGGCAGCGCTGCCATCCAGACCATGCTGTACGGCGATCCCGCCAACTACGAGCTGGGCCTGTTCGGCGATTACACCGTGCGGGTGGATGACAGCGTCAAGGCTGTGGAGCGCATGGTCACGATCTTGGGCGACGCCATGGTGGGCGGCAACCTGATCGTGGACAAGGGCTTCGTCATCGCGAACCTGCCCAAGTCCGGCGGCTGATCGGAGGGGTGACGGATGGCGGCGTTTAGTGACCGGCAGGCCAGCATCCTGAGTTATTGCCGGATCGACGATCCCACGCCGGAGGACCTGAGTTTGCTGGAGGGTTTCCATGCGGACGCCGTCAGCTACATGCGCAACGCAGGCGTGACGGAGCCGGAGACCGGTTCCGCCCGCCTGCCCCAGTACAATGCCTGCATTCTGGCGCTGGTGCTGGACGCCTGGGACAATCGGGGCATCCAGACCGCCGACAAGGCGTTTGCAGACAATCCGCCTTCCGGCGGCGGATCAACCAACTGAAGCTGACGGAGCCGGTGCGGTCCGATTCGGACACGGGAGCTAAGCCATGGATGTGAATGCTGGAAAGCTGAATAAGCGGGTGGAGATCGTGCGGATCTCCACCTCCCTGACGCTGACGGCTACGCAGCCCTTACGGAGACGGTGATCCGGCGCCCCTGGGCGCAGTTCTCCCGGGTCAGCGGCTCCGAGGCGCTGCGGCAGGGTGCGGACATGGGCGACGCCAAGGTGCGGTTCCTGATCCGCTCCGGGCATACGGCCATCAGCCGAAAGGACCGGGTGCGGTACAACGGCGCGGACTACGAGATCGAGTACGTCAACAACTACGGCGACAGCGGCGAGTATACGGAGCTGATCGCCAAGCTGCTGACGGCGGGAGGCTGAGTATGAGCATGAACGAGACCATCATCCAGGCGGTGACGCCCATCGTGCCTGTATGCGTTCCGGATGTGTACCGGCCCGACGCTGGGGAGACTCCGGCAGAGGTCTACTGCGTGTTCAACTACACGGAATCGCCGGATGTGTTCGGTGACGATGAGCCGCAGGCCATTCGGTATCTGATCCAGCTGCATCTGTATCTACCGCTGGGGCAGACGCCAATCCGCCTGAAACGGCAGCTCCGGCGGGCTATGTTGGACGCCGGGCTTGCGGTTGGTGATTATACCAACGCCAGCGATCTGGAGGGCCAGCACTACGTTCTGGAGTGTCAGGCGCTGGATCTGGAGGTGGGCTGATGGGCTTTACGGTCAATGGCTTGGACGAGTTCTCCCTGTCCCTTAAAGAGCTGCGGAGCTGCCGAATTCAGTCAAAGATAACATGTTGAAGGCGGGAGCGGATGTTCTTGTACAGCGCTAAAGAAAAAATTGAAGCGTTAGGACTGATCAAGACGGGCAGTCTATTGAATTCCATTCGAGCGTTCCGAAAACTTCGCCATGGCGAAATCATTTATAGGATCTATCCCTATGGTAAGCATGGAACTCGAAATCGTAGGGCTGTGACAAAGGTCTATAAGCAATCCAAGCACGGCAGGACGTACACGGTCGGCGGGGACACTGTCGATGTGACTAATAACGAAGTCGGCTTTATTCACGAGTTCGGCGCATCAAGGCGTGGAATACCCGCAAAAATGTGGATGCACAGCACAGTTGAAGCGTCTGCCGATCAAGTAGAAGCGGCAGAGTTCGCCGTGTATGATGAATATTTAAAATCCAAAAATCTGTAAGGAGGAAACCATGGGCAACAAAGCAGTTAAAACACCTCTTGGTATGGTGTCCAGTTACTTCTTCCCCTTTGCCAGTGAGCCGGTGGGCACCCATCCGGTCTACGGCGAGAAGGTGGACATGGGCGCAGCCGTCAAGGGCTATCTGAGCCTGACCACGGCCTCCGGCGACATCACCGGCGATGACGCCATGCTGCTGTATTTCGAGCAGTTCGTTTCCGGCCAGGTGGACGTGGAGACCACGCTGAGCGATCTGGAGGTCAACGCCAAGCTCTACGGCCACAGCTACAAGGCGGGCCGGGAGACCGCCAAGGGCGAGGACAGCGCTCCCAACGGCGCCTACGCCTTTATCGAGCCGATTTTGAAGAAGGACAAGACCATGGTCTACCGGGCCTCGTTCTTCTACAAGGTCACGGCCATGCTGAGCGCGGAGAAGCAGGAGGCGGACACCCGCAAGAGCGATTTCAACCCCAAAATGAACGCGGTGAGCCTGCGGGTGATGAAGGACAACGCGGACGCATGGCGTGAGCGGCAGGAGTTCCCCACCCAGTCCGAGGCAGAGGCATTCATCGACTCTCTGGCGGGCGGCACGGCGGCCTACGGCGTGACCATCACCCATATCGGCACCGGCACCAGCGATCCCGGCGAGGCACCACCTATGTGACCGCCGGGCAGAGCCTGGCCATCGACTTCGGCACCAAGGATCCCACGGCGCTGTATGACAACGCCGTCAACGTGACCAGCAAGCTGGCCACGCACAAGTACACCGTAAGCTCCATCGCGGCGGCTCACGAGATCGTGGCCGTCTGGAGCACCTGATCTTTACCGCAAGGACGGCCCGCAATGGGCCGCCCTTGCAGGAGGTTTATGCCATGCGATACGTTACGTTTGATTTCGACGGCAGCCCTCTGCCGCTCATGCTGACGGCGGGGGCGCTTTTTGATATTTATGACCGCTTCGGCGTCCATGACAGCATCCTGCGGGCCACCGGGGCCATGGAGGATACCCCCCAGGGCTGGATGGCCTGCTGTGAGCTGGCGGAGCTGCTGATGCAGCAGGCGGCGCTGTGGCGCAAGCGGCAGGGCTATGCCGACCGCAAGCGGGCCACGGGCTGGCCGTTGCGCTCTCAGGACCGGGCAGCGGTCCGCACCGCCGTGCGGCAGGCCATTGCGCGGGGCTTTTACCGGGCAGTGCCCTCCGGAGAGGACGCCGGGGAGGTCAACTTAGTCTTAGCGGCCCGGGAGGATGAGCGGGCGGAGGATCCGGAGCGGCTGCGGATCGGTTTTCTGGCCGTTTGCGCCGCCCGGCTGCATCTGGCCCCGGCAGACGCCCTGCTGCTGACGCCGGGCGAGTATCTGGACATGGTGACGCTTTTGAGCGGCGGAGAGGAGGGAGACTATGGCGGTCCGAGTAATCACTACTGAAATATCCATCAAGAATGAAGCTGAGTTTAAGCGGCAGATTTCTTCAATCAACAATAGCCTCAAATCTATGCAATCCGCAATGAAACTTCTGGATGCGCAATATGAGGGGCAGACAGACAGTGCGGAATATTTAACCAAGAAGCAAAAACTTCTTCAAGAGCAATACGATCAGCAAAAAGTGAAAGTCCAGGCACTTTCCAAAATGCTGGACAGTGCAAGGTCTGTTTACGATGAAAACAGCAGCGTTGTCACAAGATATAAAACGCAGCTTGATAGTGCGACCATTCAGCTGCTCAAAATGGAGCGCGAGGTCAAAAATGTCAGTAGTGCAATGGAATCGGCCAGCAAGTCAACCGTTGCGGCCGATAAGCAAATTGCAGTTTTTGACAAGACTTTAAATGACGCAGGTGATAGCGCCGATGATGCAGCCGACCAGGTTGAAAACTTTGATGATGCAGTGGAACAAGCCGGGGATAACGCTGACGACAGTTCTGATGGTTTAGGTGATTTTGCAAAGGAACTTCAGAATTTGCAAACTGCCGCGAAATCTGGGAATATAACCGGCGTTGTTTCTTCGTTACAAAAGATTAAGGGCCTGCTTGCCGGGGCGGCTATTGTCACGGGAATCAAGGAAATCGGCGAGGCTATTCTCAATATTGTTGAAGACACCAAAGAGTTCCGACAGATCGTTGGAACACTCCAGACATCCGCTGAAGAAGCTGGATATACGCTTGAGCAAACTGCCGAGCTGTTCCGGGACGCCTACTCTGTGTTTTCGGATGAACAGGTAGCCGCTACGGTTGTCGCTAACCTTCAAGCAATGAATCTTAGTCAGGCAGAATTAAAAAAGATGCTGGAACTGACAGAGGGGGCTTGGGCCACCTATGGTGATTCAATCCCCGTTGACAGTCTCGCTGAAAGCATTAACGAGACGGCTCAAACCGCAAAGGTGACGGGAACATTTGCAGATGTTCTAAATTGGGCTGGCATTAACGAGGACAAGTTTAATGAAGCCTTGGCAGCGTTGCCTGATACCGCCGCCAGAGCAAATCTTATGATGACTACCATGGCCGATGAAGGGCTTGATTCTACTGCTGAGGCGTGGAAAGAAAATAATAAGGAAATTCAGGAGTACAACGCAAAGCAGCTGGAACTAAAAGAAGCAACTGCCCGGCTTGGCGAATCTCTGTCACCGGTCGCGTCCGCATTCACGGATTTTGGAATCAGTGCCGTAAATGCGCTGGCCAGCATTACTGACACGGTAATCGGAACAATTGACAAGATCAAAGAGTTTAAGGCGGAGTATAACGATTGGGCCAACAGTATTCCCGTTCTTGGTCCGCTTCGCGAAAAGGCCATCGAGAACCAGACGTATTATCGGGAGCATGAAAGTCTTGGCGCAAAATTTAAAAACTGGATCAACGGCTCCCATGCCGACGGGCTGGATTACGTCCCCTTTGACGGCTACGTGGCGGAGCTGCACCAAGGCGAGGCGGTGCTGACCTCCGGCGAGGCCAGTTTCCTCCGCAGCGCCATGGCGGCGGGGCGGACGCTGGGCGGCGGTCGGCGGAACAGCCGGGCCGTGTCCGATTCGGACACCGGCGGCAGCGGCGGCACGCCGAAGGTCTACGATCTGACGATCCCGGTGGAACTGGCCATTGACGGTGCCACCTTTGCCCGGAAGGAGTACAAGTACCGCATCGCGGAGGACAACCGCCGGGGCGTCTCTCTGGCGGGGAGAGGAGGCAGCCGATGACACGACCACCCTATATCGTAGACGGCGTGGATTTTACCGACTACGTCAACCGCTGGCAGTACTCCGTGGGCTATGTGTACCGGGAGGGCTCCAACGCGGCCCTGCGGCTCAGCGGCTTGCAGCCCCGGGATCTGCTGGCCATCAAGACCCGGGTCTCCGTGACGGTGAATGACCAGCAGGGGCCGCAGCTGGCGGCGCTGCTGACGGCGGTGCTGAAGAACTACGTGCAGCTCACCTACTTTGAGCCCAAGGACAACGCCGTCCGGACGGCCACCTTTATGCCCACGGTGGAGGAAATCAGCATCCCGCCGGTGCCCGGCTCTGTCCGATGGGGTAAGGGCTTCCGGATCACCATGGAGGAGGCGTGACAATGGCAGTCAACGAGATCCGCTACAAGGGCGTCAGCTACGCCACGGACGATGATATCAAGGTTCCCTCCGGGATCCTGTACGAGGTCAAGGCCCTCCGCTCTGACAGTCTGGAGGCCAACAGCCTCACCGTCACGGTGTTTTCCAGTGACAAGGCTATCATGGGCTTCGCGAAAAATGACAAGGTGGAGTATTTCCGGGATGGCCGCCGGGTGGGCGTGTACTATCTCCAGACGGTGGAGCGGGTGGGCAGCGACGCCTATACGCTCTCCGCCCTCTCCGCGCTGGGGCGGCTCATCACCATGCGCCACGTGGGCGGCATCTACACCGGCCAGACGGTGGCGGAGGTAGTCCCCCAGATCTGCGGCCCGGTGGCGGTGATGATCGAGAGCGTATACGCCAGCCGCAAGCTGTACGGCTATCTGCCGTACAGCAACCCGGACACCAGGACCGGCAACGGCCGCAGCGCCCGGGATAACCTCTCCCAGGTCCTGTTTGCCATCGGGGCGTCTCTGGGAACTGACGAGAACGGCGTCATGCGAGTGGAAAAACTGTGGGACGGCGTCTCCGCCACAGTCACGGCGGACCAGATCAACGAGGACTCCTGCTCCACCGTGTACGAGACCCCGGTGAGCGCCGTAGAGATCACGGAGCACCAGTGGGTAAAAAGTCAGGATACCGTCACCCTCTTTGAGGGCACGGCAGAGGACGGCGCTCTGGTGACGTTTGAGGACCCCGCTCACAGCCTGACGGCGGAGGGCTTCGCCATCACCGAGCAGGGGGACAACTACGCCATCCTGTCCGCCGGGACCGGCACCCTCACCGGCAAGAGCTACAACCACCTGACCCGCATCGTCCGCCGGACGGTGACGGAAGAAGCTGAGGAAAACGTGGTGACGGTGAGCGACGCCACGCTGGTGTCTCTCACCAACAGCGTGGACGTGGCCAAGCGCATGGCGGACTACTACCGCCACCGGGAGACCATCCGGGTGGACGTGGAGCCCGGCACGGAGCGGGCGGGCAGAGTGGTGCAGATCTTCCACCCCTGGGACAAGAAGATGGTCCAGGCCTGTGTGGAGAGCCGGGAGACGGTGATCTCCGGCATCCTCAACAGCCAGACCAGCGCACTGGTGGGATTCACGCCGCCGCAGCCGGATGCATCGGAATATTTTGACGCACGGGAAGAACTAACGAAAGATGGAGAGTGGACATCTCCCACGGGAGAATTTACTGCTGTTCTGATCGGCGGTGCATGGGGAGGATTCAGCGGAAAGCAGGGTGCTTCCGGAGGTACCACCGGCAAAACCTACAGCAGCAGCGGCGTCAGCACCAAAAATCAGGGAATGATGGCGTCCAAGGGCGGTGACGGAGGCGAGGCCGGACTGGGCGGATCTGGTGGGAGGATCCTTCAGATTTCCGTCACATGCGACCCCGGCACGAAATTCTCAATCCATATCGGAAAAGGCGGCGCAGGCGGCGGACATTCGGGGAGTGATTCCGTACAGGGATCCGAAGGATCCGCCACCACGTTCGGAACCTACACATCCGCAGACGGAGCCGCCAGCAATGCAGGGTATCTGGATCTGATTACCGGAGAGGTCTACGCCGCCAGAGGCGCCGCAGGCATCCCCGGCGGCAAAGGCGGCGGAACAAAAGACAACGCAACCGCCGGAGATGACGAACCAAATGAACCCGGTGGTAGTGTCGTGGATGATTCCGGAACGGTCTGGCTCCCCGGAGCAACTCCGCAGCCGCCGATCCCTATAAAAAGTTACTTGGAAGGGGCTTATGACAGCAACAGAGAAAAAGCTGGAGATCTATACGCAGGCGCAGGCCCGGGAATCGGAGGTGGTGCAGCTGTTGGGGCAAACGGCTCAGACGGTGACAAAGGCTACGGAAGGGTCCGCAGCACATCACAGGTTGGCTGGGGTGACTATTCAATCACCTGCAATGGCGGAACAGGAGGAAAAGGTGCGGACGCCGTCGCACCCGACAAGGTTGCGGGCAATCGGGGAACCGGAGGCCGGGGCGGCCATGGAGGCGGTGGCGGCGGAGGGTTTGGCATCTGCGAGGCCAGCAGCCGCATCTATACCGGCCATTCCCTGTCGATTACCTATAACGTCAACGCGGGAACTCCGGGGCAGGGCGGAAACGGCTCCGATGGCGGCGAAGGCGGAGACGGGTGCGTGCTTATCTATTACCGCAAGCTCAGAACGATTCAGACAGGCCCTCTGGCAACAGCAGACGGTAAATGGCTGCTGGATAAGCTGGGCCGCAGAATGATTGTATAAGGAGGCAGCTATGGCAACACTGGAAGAGCGTGTGACGGCACTGGAAACCCAGCTGGCAGCGCTGACCGCTCCGCCCACGGAGTATTACACGATGGCAGAAACCGGCGAGACGGTAGATGCTGCTGTGCGGGCCGTGAAAAACGGGGTGTTCGTGGTGCCGTCCTCCACGGTCAGCAGCACAAAAAATTCAAGCTGACGGTGGATGATACCGGCACAGTCAGCGCTACGGAGGTGACAACCTGATGGTACAGGGCGATGCTTATAGCATTGATATTACAATCCAAAATCAGGGCCAGCCCCTCAGCGTGGAAGGCGTGGAGCTGGTGGAGGTCACGCTGCTGAACATCACCCGCAGCTACCCGGAGGAAGTCACTTACTCTGACGGGAAATTCCATTTCCCCATTACCCAGCAGGAGACCTTCAAGCTCCCGCCCATGTGCCCCATGCAGGTGCGTGTCAAATTCAACGGCGGGGACGTCATCGGCTCCCGTATCCAGATGGTGGAGGTAGCCGGGGCCATCAGCAAGGCGGTGCTGTGATGATTACCTTTGACCTGTCTCCTCGTCCGGCGTTAGAGGTCAGTTTTGAGGTTTCCGTTTCCGCCGTGGGCGGGAACCCTTACACCGGAGATTATCGGGTCGCGCCTAAGATTTATACCCCCGTGACCCTGCCCACCAAAAGCAAGACCATGAAGGACGATGTCACCGTCCTGAAAATCCCCCAGTATGAGGTTTCTAACGAATCCGGGGGAAATACTTTGATTATGGGAGACGAATATTATGGCGGATAAGTACATCAACAAGGTCATCATCGGCAATGACGTCAAGCTGGACCTCACTGCGGATACCATCACTCCGGAGGACCTGAAAAAGAACGTCACGGCCCACGACAAAAGCGGTGCCCCCATTGTGGGAACCAACACCTTTGACGCCGACACCCAGGACGCCACGGCGGCAGCGGCAGAGCTGCTGGACGGCAAGACCGCTTATGCCCGTGGTGCAAAGCTCACCGGCACCATGCCCAACCAGGGCAGCAAAACCTTGACCATTGCCGCGAAAACCGAAACCCCCGCTATCCCCATGGGCTTTCATGACGGCTCCGGCAAGGCCCAGATCGACGCGGACGAACAGGCAAAGATCATCCCCGGCAACATCAAGCAGGGCGTGTCCATCCTTGGCGTAGAGGCACTTATGGCGGCGAGGCCGTCAAGGCCCAACCCAACAAGAACGTCACACCCACTATGGCCCAGCAGGTCATCACCCCGGATGCGGAATATGACTATCTGGCACAGGTGACCGTGGCGGCTATCCCCATCACCTACACGGACAACGCGGCAGGCGGCCAGACGTTGGCGGTGGGAGCGTGATGGTATGGCGGTCAATAAGGTGGAAATCAACGGCGAGGTCAAGCTGGACTTGACCCAGGACACCGTGACCCCGGAGAATCTGCTCTCCGGGGCCACCGCCCACAATGCGGCGGGGGAGCAGATCAGCGGCGCGGTGGCACCTGTCCGATACGATGTTGCTCAGGATCTGACTTCCGGCCAAAAAATCAAGCCCGGGACAACATTGGGGCAGCTGCAACTGTGATCATGCGCAAGGTGACGCTGACCACAGCGGGGTGGAACAGCAGCACGAAGCATCAGGCTGTTGCGGTATCCGGCATCCTCGCCGACGGAACAAAGCAGAGGGTGATCTGTTCCCCCGTTGACGAAAGCTATGACAGCGCGTGGAATTCTTGCTATGTTCAGTGCGTCGGCCATGGAGCGGATTCGCTGACCTTCCAGTGTGACGAGATCCCGACGGCAAATGTGGAGGTTTTTGTATCGATCCAGCCGGTCAACTTTGCACATGATGAGGTGATGGCATGATCGTAAATTATCCGAGGATGAGACGCCGCGCGGCGTGGCCTTCCGATCTTGACACCGCACTGGAATTTACATCGCCGGAAGCGTTCTCTATTTCAGCCGCGAAAAACTGGGACGGCGAAATAGAGTACACCAACGGAAGCGAATGGCAAACGTGGGATGGGAGTGAAATTACCTCCGGCAAAAACGGGAGCGATCATTGCATTTATTTCAGAGGGATTGGGAATTCCAAAATAACCGGAGTAGATTCCACCGTCGCAAAATGGAGAATTATTGGGACGAATATCGCCTGCAACGGGGATATCGACCTCCTATTAGACTATTCGTCCGTAAAAAACGGGAATCGCCCCGCAATGGCGGACTACTGCTACTCCTATATGTTCTACGGTTGCACGAGCCTCACGGCAGCGCCGTCACTGCCCGCAACTACATTAGCGGAAGAATGCTACTCCGGTATGTTCTCCGGTTGCACGAGCCTCACGGCAGCACCGTCGTCGCTGCCCGCAACCACGTTGGTGGCCAGCTGCTACAACTCCATGTTCCGAGATTGCACGAGCCTCACGGCAGCGCCGTCACTGCCCGCAACTACATTAGCGGAAGAATGCTACTCCCATATGTTCTACGGTTGCACGGGCCTCACGGCAGCACCGTCACTACCCGCAACCACGCTGGCGGGCAGCTGCTACTCCTATATGTTCTACAGGTTGCAAAAAATTAAAGTTTCTTCCGTCTCATCCGGAACTTATACAAAGGCGTACCGCATTCCTAAAACGGGAGCAGGCACGATGGCAACACGTGCGCTTAGAAATATGTTTGCCAATACGGGAGGCACGTTTATCGGAACGCCGGAAATCAACACCACCTACTATTTGGATGAATCCAATACCATTGTGTAAGGAGATCTTCGGCTTCTGCGTTTAAAGACCGGGGATCAATCCTCCGGCAGATCCCACAAAACTTCCGACGCGTTCTGTGTAAAACAGGGGGTGAGGCGCGCACATAACAAAAGCCGCCCAGCGGGCGGCGCAGAAAATTGACAAAGCAAGGCGAATCGTGTATGATGGGGTTCGCCAGTAAGAACGGTACGGTTGTTTTCCCGTAAAGGGGGTGACCGCATGAGCACAGCAGAAACCATTGCGTTACTTATGCTTGTGATTGCGGCTATCAAATTAGGCGTTGACCTAAAGAAATAACCGCCACCTAAATCGGCAGCGGCTTTTCTACGGATTCTAAATCTGTTGGGGAACGACCTGCACCGACCAAAGTGAGCCGTCCTTACTGGCCCTATTATATACATGCCCACGCCGCTTTGTCAAGGATGACAAGGCGGCTTTTTTGATTGGGAAACCATATAGACGCCTTAAAACTGCAACTTTAAGGAGTGTGTTATGACGGAGACGATAATCTGCGCCCTCATCACCGGGGGGCTAACGCTGATGGGCGTGCTCATCGCCAACGGCAAACAGCAAGCGATCACCGATACCAAGCTGGACGAGCTGACCCGCGAGGTGCGGGAGCACAACAACTTCGCCCAGCGGGTGCCGGTGATCGAGGAACAGATTAAGGTAATCAACCACCGGATCGAGGATCTGGAGCATATCAGTGAACGTTGAAAGGAGAACGCTATGGAAAACATTAAAAAGCGGCTGGGCAATCTGCTGGCGGTGAAGTCTCTGGTGACCATCACCCTGACGGTGGTGTTCGCGGTGCTGGCCCTGCGGGGTGACATTTCCGGGACAGAATTTCTGACGATCTTTACCACCGTGATCGCGTTCTATTTTGGGACGCAGCGGGTGGCAGAAGATAAAAACGGTTGAGAATTCAACCGAAAATTTGAAAGGGGACATATTATGAACAAGATCTACGAGAACATCATCAACGAGGGCAAAAAGAACGGCAAGAAGCTCAGCGAGATCAACGCGGAGCTGAAGGCGGCGGGCGCCACCTTCCGTCTGGACTACACCATGACCCCCGACGGCCCCCAGACCGGCTGGTCTGAGCAGGAAATGAAGGAGGGCTTTATCCCCACGGAGACCGAGCCGGAGGACGTGAAGCACCTCCACGACTACATGAAGTTCAACCCCGCCAAGGCCAACACCGAGGAGGAGGTCTGGGTGCCCGAGGGGCATTACCGCATCACCTTTGACGAGGGCGGCCATCCCACCAAGGCCGTGAGAATCAATGGTTGATACGTTTGACTGCGCCCGTGCGCAGATCTACCACAACACCGGCAAGCTGACCCCGGCGCAGATCAAGGCCAAGACCGGCTGCACCCACATCATCAACGGCTACCTGTTCAACGGCAGATTTCAGCCGGTGGGCTGGACGGTGATCGACGGTAAGATTATCAGCCGGGACAAATACCAGGACTGGGGCGTGTCCATCGGCAGTGACGGCAAGCCGCAGATGCTGACGGACCGGGGAGGATCTTTCCTCTCCGGCGTCCCGATCCTCAAGGGCGGGTCCAAGCTCTACCGGGGCCTGACCGCCGACGTGGCCCGGCCTGCTGCCCGGACGGCGGTGGGCTGGATGCCCAACGGCAAGGTATGCCTGTGGTGCGACAAGGCCAGCCTGACCCGTGAGCAGCTCCAGAACAAACTGCTGGGGCTGGGCGTGGTAGACGCCCTCATGCTGGACGGCGGCGGCTCCACCCAGGGCATTTTCCCCGGCGGGAAGGTGATCAGCAGCCGGAAGGTGCCCACGCTGCTGCTGTTTTGGGAGCGGTCGGCAAAGCCGGAAGATCAAGCCCTCGTATGGGGGAAGTCTCACGGCCTGCTGACGGACACCAACGCCGGGGAGACCGTGACACGGGCCGACATGGTTCAAGCGCTGTATCAGATCTGGGGGGATAACCATGGTTGAGATCCACGCTTACAGCAAAGCCGCCTCCGGGGGCAAGCAGCTTTCCGCGCATTTCAAGGTGCGGGAGTTTGCGTGTGGAGACGGCAGTGACGCTGTTTTGGTGGCGCCCCGGCTGGTGATGGTGCTGGAGACCATCCGCACCCACTTCGACGCTCCGGTGGTCATCCACAGCGGGTACCGCACACCGCAGTACAATGCCAAGGTGGGCGGGGTGGCCCATAGTCAGCACTGCTATGGCATGGCTGCGGATATCTCCGTCAAGGGCCAGGTTCCGGCAGGGGTGGCAGCGTTTGCCCGGTCGCTGATGCCCGATTGGGGCGGCGTGGGGGTTTATGACAGCTTTTGTCATATCGACGTGAGAGAGACCAAGGCTGACTGGAAAGGATAAAACCGAAAGGAGGTCCAGAAGATGGCAACATCCACGCGGAAACGCGCTCTGCAAGTCTGGAGAACCCATGGAGAAAACAAACCGAGAGATCCGGGCGCTGTTGTCATCCATGGCCCCGGCCCGGGCGGCGCAGGCCGTCCGGCTGGTAGGGCTGCCGCCTGACGAGGAGACGGCGGTGCTGGCGGTAGACGTCCACGGCCAGAGCTGCCTACAGGCGGCGGCGCTGCTCCACGTCAGCGTGGACGGGTTAGCTAAGATCCGGCGAAGGGCCTACGCCAAAATAGCGGATGATATGCAGGGGTAAAAGGAGAGCCGTGTCCGATTCGGACACGGCTCTTTTTATTTTTCTTCCCGCTTTTTCTTGCGCTGCGCCATAAAATCCTTGTCCAAGCGGTTGACTGTGGTAGGTGCTTTTCGGGTCCCTTGTCTGATTTGGGTGCGCTCCTGATGCCATTTTATCCGGAGCCTGTCACACTCCTCAGAGCATGTGATTCGAGGGGTTCCGGGGGAAATCGGTTTTCCACAGATCACGCAGACTTTTTGACCTCTTCGCGGCTTCTGTGCCCGCAGCTCATAATAATTATTTTCCTCGTTCCATTTTTTGGATGCCTCGCGGTCCGCCTGACGATATGCTCCCGGGGCACAGTCTTTGCAGTACCGCTGGCGCGCCGAATTGACAATATACTCTTTCCCGCAGATCGTACAATGGTCAATACTGCCAAGAGGCCGGATTGTTCCGCTTTTGTGGCATCGTGCAGCTGACTCTTTTTTGCGGATGGCCCGGCAATTAGGGCAGTACCAAGCCCGAGGGCCACCGTCAAAGGTCGCGCCACACTCGCGGCAAGTCCGTGGGCGTATGGTGGTAGATCTCTCTGCCGCAAAACACTCCGCACATACACACTGCTCAACTTTGATGGCGGGAAAAAACTTCCCGCATTTTACGCACGCCTTGAGTCGCATATTTTAGCCCCGTGTGTATAGCCCTACGGCTTGCGCCAGCAAAATCCGCAAATAGTCCGGGCAAGCGCTTGCCCCGGATTCCCAATTCTCCACCGTCCGGCGCGGGATACAGAAGCGCTGGGCAAAAGCAACCTGAGACAAGCCAGTGGCTGCTCTGATCTCGCGGATCGTAATATGAGCCACATCCCACAACGCTCCCAAGGACTGGATCCGATCATCCGGGATGTCAGCGCCTTCCGGATCCCCCCAGATGTCAGATAGCGCCCAGTCTGATACATACATGTCCCGGTCTTGGTCGGCAAGTGCACCGAAAAAGAGGGTGCTGAACTGCTTATCAGTCATGGTATATCCTCCTTAATTCAGTTCGTCAACAAAGACGACCATATCTTCGTCAGGGACAAGGACTCCGTCCTCGTCATATTTGATGCAAGCGCCATCTTCGCAGGTGCTGTTGTTGGCCATTTCGATGCAATAATCAACATCCTCAACGGTATAAGTATCAGTTTCCTCATCATAGGGCAGGGAACCAGCGGTAAAATAATCGCAGCTCCAGTCCGGATCATATCCGGAACCATTCCAGCGCTGAATCTTGATTTCTACGGTTTTCTTTCCATCAGTAATTTTCATTTTTATTTTCCTCCTGGCTGTGCCCCTCTTGTTGTTATTATAATACCACCAATTTGGTGGTGTGTCAAGAGAGAAAAGCAAAAAAGTCAAAATATTTTCAGGGCAGTTTGAGGGCAGAATACAGGCAGTTTCCGGGCAGTTTGGCTGTCCGGATTTTTTGTATCATGAGGGTAGGAAAAAAGGAGGTGCGCTATGGATCAGCAATTTGCGATCGCAGGATACACGGGCTCCAGCTGCCTGATGTGCGCCATCGACGGCGCGGACATCTGGCAGGTGGACTATTTTGGCAACCGTCAGCAGCTCATCGGCAAGACCGCAGCGGCCTACACGGAGCTGGAGGGCACCACTCAGCAGTACTATGACAAGCTGGTGGAGTTGGGCGTTATCACCCCGCCCAAGACGCAGGAGGAGCTGATGGGTGAGATGCAGTCGCCATGAGCGACATGGCCGAGATCATCAAGGCCTATCGGCCCAGGTAAAGGAGCTGAAGGAGAATGGATCTCAAACAGATCATAGCGGCCGCGTCGAAGATGTTCCCCAGCGCCGACCTGCAAAACGCGGTGCAGAAGGCGGAGCAGGCGATCAGCGGGACGGCTGACACGCTGGAGGGCGTCCAGAGCACAGCCAGACGGCTGGGCATTGATCCCAATATTGCCAACAGCCTGTATGCCCGCTATGGGAAGACCATGCAGGCAAAGGCCCTGTGCGGCCTTCTGGGGACCACACCGGAGGCTTTGCGCTCCGATGCTAACAAGATCCTTGGCGGCGCACAGAACGGCTCCCAGGCCCCGCAGAAGGGGAAAGTGGGCGGTTCCACCAAATTCCCCCGGCTGAAATAGCCGGTTGGAATAAAAACACGAAAGGAGCACGAACACATGGAAGATCGTAGCACTGGTATGAGCTGGATTGCAGTCCTCTTTGTCATCATCGTGATTTTCGCCATTTTCGGCGGGAATTTCGGCGGCGGCTGGGGCTGGAATCGCGGCAACAATCCCTATCCCCCGCAGGAGGGCTGTAACCGGGTGAGCAACTGCGAGATCGAGAGACAGGAGATCGCCGACACGGCCCGGACCCAGTACCTCATCGAGCAGCAGAGCAATGACACCCGTATGGCCATCAACGCCAGCACGGAGGCCATTACCTCTCAGGCCAGCCGGATCTATGAGCAGCGCCTCCAGGAGACCATCTTTGATCTCAAGATGGAGAACCAGAACCTCAAGAACGGCATCTTCACCAAGGAGCAGACCGACGCTCTGGCGGCGAAGATCTCCGACTGCTGCTGTGGCTTCAACCGCCGGCTGGATGCCATCGAGGGCCGGATGCTGACGAAGCCGAATCTGTACGGCGTAGCGTCCACCTGCAGCGGCCAGATTATTCCCGCATCCTGCGGCTGCAACGGCAGCGGCAACATCTGAGCAACTTTTTCCACATCGGAAATAGTTCAGGCCCCTTTGGCCGGGTAATGGGCGGGGCCGGTGCCCCGCCCTTCAATTTTGAAAGGAGAAAAATTATGAGTTGTAAGTCTGCTTTATACGCTGCTATGCAGACCCCCACGGCGGTGGCTGTTGGCGGCGTCATCCCTCTGGGCGGCCTGATCCGGCGGTACGGCTGCGACATTGCCCTCAACGGCAACGCGGTCAACCTCTCCGGCGTCGGCTACTATGACGTGGACGCCTCCATCACCGCTACCCTCACGGCGGCCGGAGCCGTTACCGCCACACTCTACAAGGACGGCGTGGCAGTCCCCGGCGCCACCGCCACCGAGACCGGCGCGGCCGACGGCACGGTCAACCTGGATCTCACGGCGCTGGTGCGTCAGCCCTGCTGCGCTGCCGGCGCGGCTCTGACTTTGGTGCTGACCGGCGTGGAGGCCACCGTTGACAACGTGGCCCTGCGGGTTCAGCGGATCTGACGGAGGCGCGGCATGGTGCAGTTGTTAATCGGGATGCTGCTGGGCGTCATGGCTGCCACACCTACCGGCCGCAGCATCGGCAATCAGATCGGCAACGCTGCCATTGATAAGGTCAAGGAGGCCATGAAGGCCCCGACGGCGGAGAGGAGGACAACCATGGAGAATCTGCATGAGCAAATCAAGGCGTATATTCCCAAGCTGGAATACAGCATCCGGGAGTATATGCGGAACCCTGCCACCCCTAATGCGGCGCAGGGGATCATGGCGATGGTGGAATGCCTCAACATGCTCAAGGGTGCCGAGGAAGCGATCTGCACAGGCCGGGAGATGACAAAGGCCGACGCGGAGGCGTGGGCGGACCACATGGTTAACGAGGACGGCACCACCGGCCCGCACTGGCCCATGGATCAAACCACGGCCCTGGCGGAGAGCATGGGCCTGTCTTGGGACCATATCACCCCGTGGTGCTGGTGGATCACCATGAACATGATGTACTCCGACTACGGCAGCGTGGCCATCCATTATGGCGTCAGCACGGCGGAGTTCTTCGCGGAGCTGGCCCAGGCGTTCCTTTTTGACAAGGACGGACCCGGCCCCAAGGCGAAGCTGGCGGCCTACTACCACGGCATCGTCAAGGCGGGGGAGCAGGGCTGACTGTGTTCGGAACTGTGTTCACGCATCCTTTTATAACCGGTCCTATCTGGTTCTAACGGCCAGTTAAAAACAGCGAAAAACCGTTGAAATTGCAAGTATTACAAGCAATTCCAACGGTTTTTCATTTGGCGCGGAAGGAGGGATTTGAACCCTATTCTTTCCGGCTGTTTTCAACGGTCTGCTGGTTTCTGTGTTCAGAAGTGTGTTCAGCCGGAAAATATGTGTTCAGAAGCCCTTTTCCATCTTTTCCGCAGCGGCCTTCAGCTGGCCGTCCCGGACGTGAGTGTAGATGTCCATGGTGGTGGACAGCTGGGCGTGGCCAAGGAGCACCTGCGCCGTTTTGGGATCCACGCCGCTTTCCAGCAGGGCGGTGGCGTAGCCGTGCCGGATCTGGTGCGCCGTGACGGTGACGCCGCTGGCGTCCCGGTAGTCATCGTACAGCGAGGTAAAGTGATCGTTTGTCAGAAGGCTGCCGTCCGGCTCCGCGAACAGGTAGCCTTTCCCCAGCTTTTTGGGGAGCAGTTTGGCCAGTGCCGGAAGCAACGGAACGTCCCGGCATCCGGCGTCAGACTTCGGCTGCTTGATGTGGGGCGAGTTGCCTACATGATACACGGATTTTTTGATGTGCACAAGATTTTTCTTTCGATCAATGTCGGCGCCGGTGAGGGCCAGCGCCTCACCCCGGCGCAGCCGGTGTAATAAACGAGGTAAGCGAACAGGCCGAAGGGGAGGCCTGCGCTTTTTTT